GTTAAATCGCTAACTGCCAAGCTACCTGCGGTTGCAGTGGTAATATTACCAGTTGTAGCGTTTACTGTAGCACTTGTGGTTGTTCCTGCATGTATTGTAGGAGCAGTAAGTGTTGTGATGTTACCTGCTGTACTGTTTAGTGTGGTTGCATACCATGTTGCGGCATTACCTGTTGTTGCTGTAATTCCATCAGCATCAATCGTAGTGAATACACCAGTGCTTGCGCTAGTTGCTCCAATTGGTGTTCCGTCAATTGCACCACCATTGACATCAACGTTACTTGAGCTAAAGTTTGTTGCTACCAGTGTGGTAGACATCAAATTGGTTATGTCTGCAAGTGTGACATCAAGTTCTGCGGCCGTTACCTTACCTGTTACTTCTTGATATCCTACCTTAACGTTGGCATAACCACTGTTGTTAATATTTGTAATACCAGAGCCAGTGTCAGTTGTTGCAATAGCAACAAACGCACCTTCAGCTTCATCCCAGGCCCATGCTACGTTTACACTGCCTAATGCGGCAAGTGAAGCAAGGTTTCTGTTTACCAGCATACCAATGCTGTAGTTTGATAAATCACCCGTATAGCCATTGTTGTAAACAACTAACGGATCATTAATAAATGTGTTTGTACTGCTTACTGTTGATGTAGCACCTGTAACCGATAAGTTACCTACGATGCTGACCTCTGAATTTAGTGTCAGAGATGACGCAAATAAGCCACCGGTAAGTGTAGTATTTGCAATTTTTGCACCGGTAATGGTGCTATCAGTAATCTGATTATTTTTTATACGTGTAACGGCCATTTTTAGCTTCCTTTTATTATGCTTGGTACTAGCAAGTATTTAGTTGAATTAAGATATTGTAGACGTTGGCGTACGACTTGCAATCAAAAACAAAATGCAAAATTTTATTGGGTACTACTTACATATTTTATTGATGTAAGGGGAGGAAATACTCTGTCCCGCCAACATAAACCTTGAGCCAGGCTGTTGGAGTTGATGTGTCGCTAGGCGTACCAGATGTGGCACTAACTTCCAAGTTTCCTGTTAAACTAATAACGTTACCTTGGAGTGTTACTTCTCCGGTTCCGTCTGCTTTAATTGGTATATTACCATCACTTGCACTGGTAATATAATTACTGTTAACATCCAAGTTACCGCCCAATTGTGGACTGGTGTCTTGAATCATACTGTTTAGACCAGATGACGCAACTGCTACTGCTAGGAAACGTATGTCAATAATATCAGTTGAAAGTGGTGTTTCTGTAAATGTTATATCTGTTCCGCTTACGCTATACGCAGTATCTGGGTTTTGACTTGTACCGTTGATACTAACTAAAATACCGTCTGCTGTGGACTCTTGATCCATTGTAAATGTACTGTCTGAGCCATTTGGTGTAATAGTTTGCTGTGTGATACCACTTGATCCTGACGCCCAGGCTGAGCCTGTATACCACTCTAGTGTACCAGTCTCACTATTAAACCTAACATACCCTGCATCTGCTATTGCTGGTCGTTGTGCTGTGTTTCCAGTTGGTACATCTAATGCAGTTACTCCGCCAATTTTTACTACATTATTGGCGCCTGAAATGTTCGGGCTTATAGTAACATGTTCGTTAGTACTGGTTATTGTTTCACCTTGCACCGTTAAATATTGAATACGTGCAGTGTCGTCACTAATATAGTTGTTGCTTGTTATAACTACATTAGCAGAGTATATGCTAGTATCAAATGTACCAATTTGACCATCAACATTACCTTGTAACCATTCAGCATACAAGTTGCCGGAAAAATTACCAAATGTTCCTGATACATTACCAAAAATATTTGCTGTAACATTACCGTTGCTGATATTAACGTCTGTGATGCTACCTACACCAAAATCTCCAGTATATCTTCCGCCACTAATATAAACACTTTTTCCAGTGAAACTTATGCCGTTGGGCAAGTTGTCACCAATAAAGTGCAACACACCTGCTTGATAGTCAAAGAACCATTCGTCGTCGTTACCTGAACCAGTTGCAAATACTTGATCTCCGCCACTTGCTCCTGCGGCATCACTTGCAGTATGGATATAAATTTTTACTTGGTAAGTTGACCCAAACTCTGGGCTAATCCAGTCTGTTAACCCTGTTTTCCAAGTTCTATTCGCTGTGGATGTAGCATCTGCTGTACACTCTTGAGGATTGCTTGTAGGGTAAACTGTTACAGGCGATGCACTGCTACCCGGCAATACCGAAGGAATACTACTTGCTTGTGCCATTAGTTTGTCAGCTCTTAGTGGTAACGGACTAGTAATAGCTTCGTTAGGTGCTTTCTTGTTAGCGTTAGTATCAGTTTTTGAAGCTGAGTAACCTAGCTTTTTCCACAAGTAGTCAACTTTTTGGGAGTCTTGAATTGCCATTACGCCGCTACTCCTACGCTAAGTGCAGTAACACTTTGACCACTTGTTAATGCTATTCTTACCAACACAACATTACCTGTTGCGTTTGTGCCGTTTTCACTACCCAGTGTCATTGTGTAGCCACCACTTAGTGATGTGCTGGCAGCAATTCTATCGCCTGATGTAAATGCACATCCGTTAGATCCATTACCGCCACTGCCTGTGTTAGCACCAGGTACACCTGAACCACCGTATGTTGTACTTGCATCTAACCAACCGTTAAGTGATGATGCTGAGTCAATACCAGTACCTGGAGCCGCAATCCACAAACCAGCAATACCTGAACTTGTTATATTAATATCAAAGTTTGCCATTGTGGTACGTCTAAATGCAAACGTAAAGTATTGTGTGCCTGTGTCACTGCTTCTATCTGGGCCAACTGGAAGATATCCTGAACTATAATCTGTAACATCATACTTCAAAACACCCAATCTAATAGTTGCTTCTTTTGTGCCTTCTACACCTGGATCACTTGCTTCTGTGTAAGGGCTGTTTGTGTAGAAGTTTGTGCTACCATTGTAACTTGGATTGTCTGTTGTTGCGGCATTAAAATCAAATATTCTTACACCATCGTCGTCAAATCCTGCACCCAAACTATCTGATACTGCAATAGCAATTTCACTAATACCGCTTTGTGCTGACTTGTGTACTTGTATTGCTGTTGTGTTCTCGCTATAACTGCCAACGCCGTTTGCATTTCTAGCACGTACTTTAACTCTATCTATGGTTCTCACCGAACTGCTTGTGATTGGTACAGTTAGTGCTCCAATTGTGTATGCACTACTAACACCTATATCTACCTTAGGTATACCACCCGACAACATGGTTACTGCACCGTCAATGTTGCTGTAAGTGTAATCCGTATCTGTTGTACCTGCAGAACTTGTGCCTTCTTGATTGGTAGCATTATCTACTTCAACAATATTTGATTGATCTGTGTATGCTTGACCTGTTAAGTTGCTGATTTGCACTCCACTCAGCGAAACTGTTGGTGATCCTGAATTGTAATAAGGAATACCAGATATATAGCGTTTAGTACCGCCAGTGCCTTCGGCCAGTGTACCGCTTGAAACAATGCTTGGTACACTTGTAACATCATCGTATACAACACTAACATAGTTTGTGTTGCCAGTGGAGCTATGTTCTAATCTTTCATCATTAACACCTACACTATAACTTGAAAGTGCTTGTGTAATTTTCGCATCAAATGTCTGATAGAATCCAGTTGGATATGTGCTCGAACTTATACTATCGTGTGCATCTAGTTGTCCACTCACAACAAGACTTGTAAACGTGCCATTCTCACCAGTTGAAGTACTGAATACTTTGTTGCCTTTGCTTATACCATTTACAACAGCAACCAAGTTGCCACTAACACCATTGTATGCGTTATTTACTGTGCTGGTGTCAATAGTGCCGCTAGTATATCGTCTTGCTGTAGTGGTGTTTAGGCTTGCACCTGCACTAAGAGGATTTGTTGCGCTGTTGTCAGTAAAACCGTGTGCTAACTTTGGACTTGTTCCTTGTGCGCTATCGCTAAGTGTTATGCTTTTAGCACTCAAACCAGCTGGTGCTGACGGTACAGCATTTAGTGTAAACGTGATACCTGTGTCTGTATCTGTTTGTGCGGTAAGATCAGGTGTGCCGTTTGCTGTAAATGCTAAATTATAGTTTCCTGTGCTTGCACTTATATAACTATGATCAATCGTTGCGCCTATACTACCTGGTGATGAGCCGTCCTCCGTCACTGAGTCATCTACAGAATCTCCCCAGTCGTACAAATAATCATCAGCATTTTGAGAGGTGTTAGTTGCTCTAACCAACGCACGATTGTTTCCGTTATAATCAGTAAAGGCATACAAATCGTATTGATTATCACCCGATCTATCACTTGTTGTTACTGCTGTGCCACTTACAGTAGCACGTACATCTGGTTCAACATGCACTGTAAATGTTGAACTAATAAATGGTGAGCTACTATGGTTACTAAGAACCTTTAGGTTACCGCTAAAATCACGAGCTGTTCCTGCAGATTGTTCACCGCTAGTTAACGTATAAGTGTGCCCAATTGTTAAACCTGTATCACCTGCACTGGATGTACCTGTATTAACAACATGTACGTTGCCGTCACCAAATTCATAGCGATATTGAATGCCATAAGTCGCATAACTACCAATGGAAGTTTCTGTTGCATTAGTAAATGTAATTGGTAAACCGCTGGTACCTTCTTCGTTAATGCCAGTAACAGAACTTAGTGTAACAGATGGTGTATGGTCGTCGTAAATCTTAAACGAGTCTGTGTCGTTTGTTGGTATTGCTGATGGCAGTGCTGTAGTATGGCTATCTAATGTTAATGTAACTGTTCTTGTTTGCTCTTGTTCTGTACTTGTTGTAAATGTGTGTGCTAATCTACCGCCGCCCACGCCACCTGCCGAAGCATCACTGGATATAACGTCGTTACTGCTACCGTCACCCCATGCCCAGGTGTACTGCACTGTTGCACCACTTGTGTTTGTGGTTGTATTTTCAAAGTAAACTGTGTCTCCGTCATCCCACTGTGTAATTGGACTTCCACCTGAACTTGCTGTATAGGCCGCAAAAGTCACAACAGGATCTGCTGTGTATATAATAATATAATCTTCAAGTTCGTAGTACATTTCACTACACGCACCAACACCACCATTGTTGTACGCTCTAACATTTACAGTAAATGGTGAACCACTGTTTGTGCTATAAGTGTGCGTTGGTGTTGAGTCTGTTTGATTGTTATCTGTTGTGCCGTCGCCCCAATTAATGTCGTACCTATTGGGATTACCCAATGAGGCAATGGTTAGTGTAACTGTTGTTCCGGCACCACCTGACGTGGTATCAGCAGTAAATGCTACATTAGCAACTGCTGTTGAATTCATTATGTTGAACATGCACTCGTTTACATCGTCAACAGCGTCACCAAGCAAGGTTGTTCCTGTCCAATTGCTTACCATGCCTGTGGGCCAAAGCGATCCATCGCCAACTGTGCCCAGTGCTAGATTTGCGGCACTTGATTCAACTGTTGCCCAACTTAAATTTCCGCTCCCATCAGTTTGCAAATATTGCCCACTTGCTCCGCCTGTAATGCTAACATTGGCATTGCTTCCAAAAGACATAACGCCAGTGTTAGAACTAAAGCCGCTTCCTTGAACTAAAATGTTTGCTAGTTTTACGTTGCCTGAGCTATCTAGTGCATAAGCAGGAGAGGAGTTGATTACACCAACTCTGTGATTGTTTACATCTAGGTAAAGTAAGTTTGACTCAAATGCTAAATCTATACCTTGACGAACAAGGTTGGGGTAAAGCATTGCACCGGAAATTTTTCCAATTGCCATTTAATGCTTCCTAGTCGTAAACAGAATCGGTACTGTTTATGTTATGCACAACAACTACTTTGTTTGGATTTACCCCGGGTGCTGGTGGTGCGCTGGTAAATGTGATTGTGGTACTACCGTTCATAGTGTAATTAACATTTGGTTGTTGATATACTCCCCCAATTTGTACAATAACTGCATTTGCGTCTGACTCAGCTTGGCTCATAGTAAACGTAGTAGTTGCATTATCGCCTGTAAATTCGTCTGTGGTAATTCGTACACTACCCACTTTGGCTACAGTTAACCATTGATTTTCGTACCAGAACTCTATACGCTGGTTGTCTGTATTCCATCTAATCATTCCATCATCAAGTATTTCAGGGCCAGAAGTATTTGTACTGGTTGGTATTTGGATAGCAGTAGCACTCGTTCCACCTATTGCTTCAGTCTTTTTTATATAGCGTCCCATAGCGTTACAATCCCACTGTGCTTACTGTTGCTACAATTTTATTTGCTACATTTGCATTTGCTTGTAATGTTTCGCCTGGATCTAGTACTAATTTTTCCCAGTCAATCACGTAAGTGTCGCTTGCACTAAGCAGTTTGTTGGTGTAAACTACGTTATTACCGTTTGCTGTAAACCCAACTGGGACTGCATGCAGATTGAAAGTAATTGGATTAGTATCAGTGTTAGTAAAATACATGGTAGTAACTGCAACCCCGTTTCCTGCAGAAACCAAAATATTTCCTGCTACACCTGTTCCTAATAAATTGCTATGAATTGTCATTTTTTATCCTATAATACCAATGAGTATACTATTGCATTTCTTACTGTGCTGACTTGTCTGCCAGCATCACTTGTGTTTGTTACGTAAACTCCACTTTGTCCGTTGCTTGGTGTTTGTGCATAAATTACACTATGATCTGCAACTGCGCTAGGGGCCGCACTTGTGTATCTAACAGCTAAGTTACTGTCAAACTTTACATAGTCAGTTGATTCGCTTAAAATACTAAAAGTGTCAACATCCAAATTAGAGCCTAATGTTGGATTTTCGTCAGCACTTACCGTGTGTACATTTGCATAGCTTGAGCCGTCATTTGTAACTTGCCACTTGTCAACAGTTTCGTTGTATCGAATTGCAACAGTTGCTTCACTACCTCTATCAACTTCAATACCAGCATACGTAAGAGTAACACCTGCTCCAGATTCACCTTTGTTTAATGTAATTAAGTTATCTGTTACTTCTAAATCAGTTTTAGAAACGGCCGTGCTGTTTCCGCCAACTTGCAAATCTCCGTCTATATATACGGTAGAGCTCTGCAAAGTAATATTTGCAGAGGCGTTTATCTTGTTTGTGATTAATAAATCAGTATTTAAATTGTTGACTACAGCCATTATCAAAGTCCTTATTCATTATATTTATACAGATTAAAATGTCACTGGTCAAAGAAAAACCCGCCGAAGCGGGTTAGTCTTGTTGTATATAAAAAATACTATTATGCTAATGGAATGCTTACTGAAACTCCAGCGACTTCGCTTCCACTTGCTACCCATAATGCACGTTGTCCTGTTGTGAACTCTGTTCCATCAACAGGAGTTAGTGTAACATAACGTGATGTAATTTTACTTACATTGTATGTGTCTCCACTTGCATCTGTTGCTGTTAATTGACATTGCCCGTCGGCCAATGATCCACTTGCAACTGGTGTTAGAATCAAATCTTCTGTGCCGTCGCTTGTGGTAATGTTGAATGTCTTGCTACCTTTTTGTGAATTTGCAGGTCCTGTATTTGCTGAGCCACCTGTTACAATTCCAGTAAACTGAACTTGTGTAGCTCCTGCTAGTGCTGTGTCACCGATAGTACCTGTTGTGTTTGCCGCTGGAAGTTTTAAGATTCCTGCAACTGATTTTGCCGTTTTAATAGGTCTTCCCATTTGTTTTCTCCTTTGTTAGAAGTCCAATGCGAGTTCTAGTCGCTACGCTGTTGGGACAGCATAAGTCAATTTTACCTAACTACTGAACAGTAGTATTTATAAATAGTAGCCACAAAAAAGGGGCGTTTCAGCCCCTTGAAGTTCACTTGTATGTTTCTTTTGATATTAAGACTGTTGTGTATCTATTATCACATCGTCTGCACCTGCTGCCGCAACAGTTATATCACCACCTGATGTGTAAGTAGTAAATGCACTACCGTTAACTCCAGATAATGCAAAAGTGTTAGTTGCAGTACTTGCCACAGTATAGCCGGTTTCAGTGTTAAGCTCAACCATACCAACTACTTTACGGATTGAAATTTTAGTTCCGTTTGCAAGTCCGTGATCGGCAGATGTAATAACAACTGGATTAGCCGCTGTTGCACCTGTGATTGTTTTTTGAACTGCACCCGATGCTGAGCCGGCTGCATCTTTTGTCCACTGTTTCCAAGTAGTATCTTCGGTGTAAACTTTTCTGTTGGTCATCTTGGTAACTTGCTTTTGGTCGCCAGCGTCGTCAGTAACGTTGATGGTGAATTCACTAGCACCTAAGCCACCAATTGATTTGTCAACCAGTGTACATGTTTCTGTTTTAGCTCCGTCAGATACAACAAAACGGCTAGGTGTTCTTTGTCTTACAATATTTGCACCGCTGATAACTTCGCCACCTGCTGCAAACTTAACTGATGTAATTGCAATCTTCCCAACACCTTCGCCGATAAATTTTTCTGATATAGGTCTTCCCATTTTGTTCTCCTTAAGTTTGACGTTCTAGGTCTACGCGGTTTGGTTCCGCATAAGAACATATAAAGATCTATATGAACAGTATAGTATTTATAGAAATAGTAGCCACAAAAAAGGGGCGTTTCAGCCCCTTGAAGTTCACTTGTCTGTTTCGTGTATTGCACGTAACAACAAGATTTTAAGCATTTGAGACTTGTGAAAGTCCTTCTGTGCTTGCTCCCTACAATAGCGAGTCCACATTGTCATAATAACACCCTCCTTCTTACAGTTAGGTGCGTTCCTTCGGTAAACATTACCTACTTCCGTCTCTTTCGAGATGAACGATGATAATGCGTTCCTTCGACTAATAATGAAGTCTACTTCCGGCCTTACGGCTGAACGTATATATATTTATACACTAACTGTGGTATTAAGTCAAGTTATTCGGTTTTATAATGATAGAAAAGGTGTTGAATCATAATTAAGCAAGTTGTTAGTTTCTTTAAGAGACTCTGTAGTAAAGCATCCAATCTCTCTAGTTTTAACCAAACGTGAGCCTATATGTCTGCGCACATCTTCGTATATTTCAGGAAGAAGATCCCTGTCGCCGATTATGCGTTGACATGCACCTAGGTTGTAGAACTCTGGACCATGTTGGTGATAACCCGTTGACGGTGTTCCGTCTGTTGTTAACACAGTTACTAAAATTGCCATTACGATAGTTTCCATTATAGTACTTATGTACTAATAAGAAATGCAAGCCAACAAAAAAGGAGTCTTTCGACTCCTTTTCTGCTTTTTCCTATGTTTAAAACTAGGAAGTTTTTGTAACTATTACTGGAATGAAAGATTTGAAACTGCAATCTCACCCAAGTAATCTGCCGCGTTACCGAACGATGAAGCTGTGTTTGTAAGCTCAACGTAACCATAACGTGTCATAAAGCCAACTACTGGCTCAAGTGTTGATGGATCCAACACAACACCACTGCTCATTAATGGAACATATGGGCAATAGAATGCGGCGGCATCAGCCTCGCTTGAACCTTTGTAACCAACTAGAACTGCCTGTGTATCGCCAGCATAGCTGTCTACATAAACTTTCATTGCGCCATTCAATGTACCAACAAACTTAGTGTTTGTAGGTGCTTCAAATGTGCCTTCAGTTGTACGTGCAAAAGCACTTGTTGTTGCGCTCTGGAGAACTGTTAAAGCGGCTGGTGAAACAACTGCCCAGTTACCTGCGCCACGACGTGTGCGTGATGCAATCAAGTTAGCTGTTCTGTTGATAAGAACTGCCAATGCGGCATGCTCATCACCAACGTAAGTAGCTGTACCAGATACTGCTGCCTGGTTATATGTGAACTCAGTACCAGCAAGACTACGAAGTGAACCAAGAACTTCTTGATCAATTTCAACTGTAATCTCTTGTGCAAGAGCTGCCATAACTTCTGCTTCAATATCTAAGCCGTGCATTGCTTGCGCATCTTGAGCGGCTTCAAATGTCCAACGTGCTGATAGCTTACGTGTCTTAGCTTCAACAACTTGCTTTAAGATCTGGACGTTGATCTTGTTACCTGGGTTACCTTCAAGTGTACTTGTTGAATCAGCACGACCAGTAGCAGAACTACCTGAATATACTGTAGCAATCTTGAATGGTGAAAGTGCTTCATCACCAGCAGTAACGTTTGTATCAAATGGTGCAGCCGCTGTTGATGTAACTGAATCAGCATAGCGTACACGTAGTGTGTGAATCTGTGCAACTGGACCTGTCATAGGCTGAACACCAACGATTTCGTTAGCAATAACGGTTGGCATTACTCGTCTAATGACTGGTAAAATTACACGGTTTAATGTAGCAACGTTACCAGCGGCTGTTGAACCAGCGGTAGCGGTCTCCATCAAACTCTTGCGTGTGTTCTCTAGAACAACACCCATTGTACTGCGCTTGGCGCCGTTTAAACCTTCTAACAGGGCATCTTTTGTTTCGCCCCAACGGCTTTCTAATAGTGCTTGTGTCATTTCTTTTCCTTTTCCTTTTAGGGTTATCTAAGCCCTGCTAAACGCTTGATCTCAACAACATTACTGTCATCTTCGGTCTTGGCGTTGGTTTGTTTAGCAGATTTATCACCAGTAACTTCAACGCGGCTTTCGGTTAACACTGCTTTCGCTTCGCTAACTGTCTTACCATTTGCGTTTAAAACTGCCGGTAGATACTTGTCATATGCATTCTGCAACTTAGCAGTCTGCACACTTTCGAGAAGTTCGCTCATCACTGCGGCTTTCTCTTTGTTGAGTGTTTTCAACAGGTCAGCAAGTTTATCCTTGCGTTCTGCTGATTCTTTAATCATTTTGATTTCTTTATCTTTTGACTCAGCAATCGTTGCTTTTTCTTCTGCTTGTGATTTAGCTTCTGCTAGAGCTTCCTCTTTAGCGGCAACAACAGCCTGTAACTTCTTGATTTCTTTGTTCTCATTTAAGTGAGTAACAGCGAATTCTGAAGCAAAGGCTTCAAAGATTTGACGACCAAACATGTTTTCACGTGCTTGATGGATGTCTTCTTTGAGTTGAGTCATTTCTGACTCTAGGTTTTTAGCAACTGACTCTTTAACAAGTGCTGAACTACGTGCTACAAAGTTCTGCTGTAATTCTGCTAATTTGTCTTTTGCTCCTGCAATCAAGCGGACTTTTGTTTCTACTACTGCCTGCTTGTCTTGCTCAAACTCTTGAATCTCTTCTGCAAGTTGCTTGATAACAAACTGTTCGAGTTTAGATACACTATTCTCGTACTGTTTGCGATCTGTTCTAAGTTCTTTGATTTCTTCTGCTAATTTTGTTACCATAAAATCATTAAACTTAGTACTGCTTTCGTTCATGTGTGTTTTAAACTTCACACGATCTTCAGCAAGTGCTTGCTTTTCTGAAGCAAATTCTTCAAGTTCTGATTGGAGACTTTCAGTTACCATTTTGTCTAGAGCTTCAACCATTACTTGTTTGTCATGTTGATAGCGGGTTGCAAATTCTTCACGAAGTTCTGCACGAGCAACTTCTTTGGCTTCGGAAAGTTTTGCTTCCCATGCCTCAGTAATTGCTTCTTGCGTATCTTCGTTAATGATACCGCTATCTATCAATGGCTTGATAGCATCTAACATCTAGTTCTCCTATTTTAACTTAAGGTCCTTGATTAAGCGTAAAACGCCTTCTTTCAGGTACTTTTGTACTCTTTGATCTTGAGTAGCTTCTTTCGCTACTTCAAATACGTTGTGTCCACCACGCATGTTCATTAACCCCTCATAAATTGGGGTTGGATAAGCATGTGGAGCACTTGGTTGTGCGACAACATCAACAGTAATAATTTCAAAATTGTTAACGTGTCCCGAACTCTCATTAACTTCGCCACTACCACGTGAACTAACACCCAACTTAACACCGCTAGTAATCATAGATTCTACTAGTTTTCCCATTGGTGTTGGAAGGATTTTAAGTTTACCGTGGCCGCATGGTCCGTCCATCCACATACTTTCAATCATATGTGATACACGATCCAAGTTAATTTTTAAATCATCTGGGTGATCTACTTCGCCTAGGACGCTGTGTCCTTCTTTGATTTGTTCATTGATACTTGAAACGGCTTTTTCAATTTCGTGAATGGGATAAACACGAGCGTTAGCGTTTTTGACGCCTCCCTCAATGAATATCCCTTTCATATATAGATCCTTACCTTGACCGGTGTTGCTGTCTTCTGTGATGACCTCAATCTTGGCCCGATCAAATGTAAGATTCTCTTTTAGGTACAAAGCCATATTATTGTCCTAGTTTACTTGTCACCTTCGACAGCCTTAGTGTTAACGCCTGCCTCTTCAGTGTTTTTAGCAACCTCACCTGTTGCGCTGGTAAGATCTGCTTTTGCGCCTGGAACATTTTGATACTTGCCAGCGTGTGGCATACTATCTACTTTGCCTTCTGCTGGTGCTTTAGCGCCATCTGGATTACTGTCGCCGCCTGCATCAAAGTTTACTGCTGTTCCGCCCATGTCGTTTTCGCCTGCAACTGGTGATACTGCTTTGTTATCTTCACCTGCTGGCATTGCAACTTTTTCAACGTACTCACGCATAAGATCAGTTGCTGACTTAGTGTATTTTGCTTTTGGCTTTGTTGACTCTGCTACTTCTTCAGCATCTTCAACTACTTCTTCAGCATCTTCGACTACTTCTTCGTCTTCTTCCATTTTCTTTTTTCTATCTGTGGTACAATTGGATTCGTCAACTTCATCGTCGTCGTCGTCGTCGTCGTGATCTTTGCCATGCCCTTCGTACATTTCTAACTCTTCAGCGTCATCTTCCATGTCGGCTGCCATATCACTGTGTGCTGGCTCGTCCATTTCATCTGCCATCAATGCATCAAATTCTGCTTTGAGTTCGTCTAGTTCTTTCTCTAAGTCCATGACTTTGTCTTCTAAGTCGCCTTCTTCGGACTCTTCGTCGTCACCGCCCATCATTTCCTCTTCAGCGTCCATCTCTTCTTCTTCGCCTTCAGGAATGCCGTCGGTTTCGTCGGCTTGTATTTCGTCTACCAAGTCTTCGACTTCGTTTCCACCAATTGTTTCATCAACGGTTTCTTCGTCCATCAAAGTCTCATAAATGTCTCGTGATTTTTCAACAACGATATCATGAAATAAAGCCTTGGCTTTGTCTTCATCTTCGTTGATGATGTATTCTATAAGCTGTTCATATTTGTTCATAGTGACTCCTTAATTTAATATGGCTTGTAAGTTATTTAACAAATA